CCAAAGCGTCTTTCGACCCCAAGTCTTACTTGGATCGTCTTGATACGCTCATGGACACTGGGATTACTCCCGCTGTCCTTTGGGAACTTGCACCTTGGTCCTGGTTGACAGATTGGTTCTTCCAAATCGGAGGAGCCATCTCGGCCATGGAGGCCGGTATGTCAAACCGTATCCTTTCCACGTATTTCTATGCGATGGAGGAGTACGAAGCCTCCGTCGAGCTGGTCGTTACCAATTGGCGCTTGAGGTCGGGAACTTCCCCCCTCTTGCCCAAGTGGTACCGCCAACGCTCTGCGATTCACACGAAACGCAGAATACGTGGAAACCCTTTCGGGTTCACCGGGACGTCCTCTTCTCCACTTAGCGTGGAGCAGTCGGCTATTCTCGGGGCTTTGGGTCTCAAAAAGACCCGCTAGCCAAACACAGAACAACCACCACCCCCCGCCCTCATGGGCAAAAAGGAGAACCAGTGCTCGCCGATCCGCAGTCCGTCACCATTGCTGGTGCGGCTACATCGCTTCCTCGACTGGAAGAGCGTGCTAACACGCACGTCTATTCCAACCGGGCGTCGGGTGTCGACCTCTATGTCAGTCAGACGACTGACAAGAACGGCACTCTTCGCTCGTCGATTTCACTTGTGAAGACGACTATCGTCACTGATGCCCTCACGGGTCTTCAGCGACGAGAGCGTCCCTCGGTGAACGTTTCGTTTCAGCAGCCGGAGGGAACCACCACCACCACGGTGGAGGATCTCTACGCTGCTCTGACGAACGCTCTCGAGGCATCCACGAATAGCCTTCTCAAGAAGGTTACCGGGGGTGAGAAGTGAGCTCACTCGAAACGCTGCTTTTGGTTGGAGTCGTGATCATGATTACAATCTCGATCACGGCTTTCGCCATGGTAGCCTCGATGCGAAAGGGTTAGCGAGTTACTGGCTGGAAGACAACCTCACCGAAATGAGGGGCCTTGAAAAGCCTGGTAACTCTCCATCTGGCCGTCCTACAAGACGTAGGACGATTTTGCGCCACCGACACGAAGATGGACGAGCTCACGCTCATTCATCGAACGGAACACGAAGGTGAATCGTTTCTCACGATTACCCTGCCCCTACTGGTTAAGTCCCTTGAGAAAGGACTTCATACCGGTAGATGGCCGCAACACGAATCCATCTTCAAGATGGTTCGGGGGCTCCCCGCATTTATGCGAGGTTTCCTCTTGCGTGTGTTCGACAAAGATGGCTATCTCTTGGATGGCCCGGATGCTAACGCAATCTGGGCGGTACGACAGGTTGGAAACCTGTCGCACAAGATCGAACGTGAATGTACTCCGAAGAGAGTACAGGCTGCGTTCGATTCTTTCATCCGTACCGACGACGAATTGCGAGCGCATTATGAGGGTGGTATTCCTCATGATGTGCTTGAGCGCTTTCAAAGCGTCTCGCTATCGCTATTCGGCAGAATGTTTGATGAGCTGGAAACTCTCGTTTCAAGCTTCTCTCTCATCCCGCGTCACGGCCCGGGCGCTGTTGCTGAAAAGCTAACACACCCGGAACGTTGGGAGTTTTCATATTGGACGGAGCGCCTCGATGAGGTGTTTCCGGCCTGGCGGTATAGTGCGAACTCTACCGCTTCTCCCATCCGTGAACTCGTTCCCATGGATCAGGAACTTCCTGTTAGGGTCGTTTCTGTTCCGAAAACGCAGAAGACACCAAGAATCATCGCAATTGAGCCCTCTACGATGCAGTATGCACAGCAGGGACTAAAGAGGGAAATCTATCGGATCGTATCCGATAGCTCCCTCAGCGCTATTCTCGGTTTCACTGATCAGGAAAGAAACCAGAAGTTGGCCCTTGAAGGGTCAATCTCTGGAGACCTCGCTACACTCGACTTGAGTGAAGCGTCTGATCGTGTCCACGTTGAGCTGGTTTCTCACCTGCTTCACCGTTGGCCACATCTGCGCGACTTCGTCATGGCGACGAGGTCTAGGAGTGCGAATATTAACGGGTCCGTGAAGGATCTCGCTAAATTCGCGTCCATGGGATCAGCTCTCACTTTCCCCATTGAGGCAATCATTTTTACAGTGATTGCTGCAATGGGAAGTGAACTGACGGCCCAGCCATCCGCCCGGCTTCTCGCCGGGCGTGTCAGCGTTTACGGAGACGACATCGTCGTCCCCGTAAGCGCGGTGGACCGCGTTGTTGGCTACCTGAACCTTTTTGGGTTCAAAGTCAACATGCACAAGTCATTCTGGAGTGGCTACTTCAGAGAGTCTTGCGGAAAGGAGTACTACGCCGGCACTGATGTGTCCGTCGTACGGCTCCGTTCAGAGGTTCCAACCTCACGCGGTGATGCAGCCTTGATTAGTCGCTTTATGGACTTCAGAAACCGG